CCTGTATAAACAAACGGCCCAGCGCTGCTGTTGTTGCCGGTGTAGCTGCCAAATTTGCTGTAGCCTTCAATTTCAGCAAAGGCGTAAGCTACATGCCCGTCGCCGGATGCGTTTACCGGAGTAGAAGCCCCACCAAAATTCACTACAGAACTTGTCATGCTGTAAGTATCAAGATCAGTTTTTGTATTTTGGAGATTAAGCGATAGGTAGTCTGTAGTTCCATCAATAGCCGTTGTGAGAACAAGCCAGCCAGAACTGCTGTCTCTGTTTTTGAAAATGACAAGTTTGGGTGTTATGCCTAATCCGTGACCAACAGAATCCGCATTACCTGTTCCAGTGTATGTGAAAACACTAAAACCAGCTTCTGTGTTTGCTGACACGCTGCTGGCAATACTCGGCACGCCACTAGAAATGCTATCAGCGGCGATAGTTGATGCCGCACCGCCAGCTTTCCAGTTCCACGCTACATAAGCGTTTGAACTACTGTTCTCGTTTACGTATGTGGTGGCTCCAATTGTAAATCCGTCAGAATCAAAACTTGAAATTTGACCCGCACCAGTAACTGCCGCAGCAGGATCATTGCTGTAAAGTAATTCACTTACTCCCCTGACCCTATCCACTAAAACATGGTTGTTTGCAGCTTCCCTATCTTTGATCCAGACCCAATCAGGCTCAAAGCCTACACCTGTGATTCCTCTATTAGTGGAGCCATCACCCGTGTAAAGAACCGTATTAAAATATTCTTCTGGATCGTCTCCTCTATTCGGGTCAATTCCGGGATTAGGCAGATTATCTGTACAGAGAGCAAGAAAGTCTGTCGGTGGCGCGTAGAAAAAATCGCCTATGCCATTTGCATCAGTATTTCCACCCGCTGTTCTCAAATTTGTAAAAGTGCTATCTTGTCCGAAATTGATAGTCAGATTACCGCTGTTGTTTATAAAGGCAGGGAACATTTCCGTCCCCCCCGTGAATGTTTCTAGTTCATTTGTGCCAGCAGAGGGATTGCCCGCTGATCCGCTACTGTTGTTAACGTAAGTGTTGTTGATACCTAACCAGAACTTTCCAGCATCGATATCAATCGCTACCTGCAAGATATTGTCTTGTGGCGTAGATGCACTAAAAGCAGGGCTACCATTAATTGCCCTAGAGGTGCCAAAGTCTAGAACACCGAGTGGGTCAGTAGAATACGCTAAAATCGCATCACTGATTGTATTTGAAAATGATGATCCTGTTTGAAACTCACCTGTAGCCCAGCCAGCGCCCCACCGCGTTGTATCAGTTGATATAACTTCATAATACCATTTGCCGCTTGAAACACCCATTGTGCCTCGAACTGTAGGCCAACTGTCAGTTGTGCTAGTAAGGGTCAAGTTACCATTACTTAAAGCAATATCACTCACGTCGGACAAACTATTCACGACGCAAAAATTGTTTGTGGGGAGGTCGGGTTTTGAGTCTGTGTATTCTAATCCTGTAGGTGAAAAATGATTTCCGTTGCCTGATTGATCTCTAAAGAACGCATTAGTGCGGGTGTTCTTGAATGCCATATAGATGAACGTATCATTAAGGCTGTTCGTCGCAGTGCTTGCTGTTGCAAGCTGGAACCCAGTTGAGGTAAAAGTGACATTCGGGGAATCAACCTCGACTGCACTTTCACTGCCAAAAAGGGGTGTTCTACCCTCTGTGCCGGGATCACGCGCTCTATCAAACACAACCCAAGATGTTCCACCAGCATTGATCTTTTTAATCATGAGCCAGCCCACATCAAACCCTGTCGTTATTGTTGGGCCAGTTGAAGAGCCATTCCCTGTATATGATCCGAACTTGCTGTAACCTGAAACCTCTGACCAACAATAAGCAACCATCGTGTCATTTAATTTGTTGCTATTGTCGCTGGTGCCAACAGAAAAGACTGTGCTTGTAGGTGCCGTTGAATTGAAAGTTGTCGCATTGTCTCCCTCACCGTTAAGAGTAAAAGTCATCACTTTTGCGCTACCAGTTAAAGCAGTGTGGAAAATTCTCCAATCTAGTGAGCCTGTGCTTGTGTTCTTTACGATGACCCATTTAGGGTCTGACGTTAGACCATGCGCCACTGTGCCATTGGCCCCAGTGCCTGTGTAAGTAACGATGCTAAAGCCGTACGTAGTGTTAGCCGACAATTTTGTTGCAGGGATGGTGCCAGCCAACGCAGACCCTAAATTGGAGCCGTCAATTTTGACAGAGTTGGCTGTCGGCGTATTTCCTGCCCCCGCGCTGTTGGTTGCTGTAGGCGTGCCACCAGCCTGCCAGTTCCAGCTTACATAGTTGTCGGCGTCTGAACCTGTAAGTCTTGATCTTCCAGTGCCAGTATCGGTTCCTGCCTTTACTGTAAAGCCATCAGAATCTATGGAAGAAACACCACCGTTTGTGTTACTGGTTGATTGAGCGTATATACGATTACTGTGTAATGCTTGATCTCCACTTGAATCAATACCTCTGACGGTATCAAACCACTGGTGATCACTACCAAGAGAAAATGTCCTGTTTTTTATCCAAACCAAATCAGGCTGGAAACCTACACCTGAAACTGTGCCTGTTGTGCCTGACGCCGCTGACGCTGGTATCGGGCCTGTGTATGCGACAGAGCTAAACCCAGCGGCTGTCGATTCGTTAGTAAAGTTTAGATAAAAACCATTGGTGCCGTGTGTTCCTGTATAATTTTTTGGTATCCAAATTCCTTCTTTAGTTTCGCCGAATGATGATGCAGTTAAAGCGGTTCCATCAACATAGTGAAACTCAGCCAGATATGCGTCGAGGTTGTTGCCGTTGTTCCATATTCTCGCGCCGATTTGGATTGGATCAGTTGATCCAAACTCTGCCCAAGAACTTAGGCTGCTACGATTATCTGTACTAAACCCACCACCGCCAGCGTCACTGTCATCTTGATCTACTCCATTTATATAGACTTTTAGCTTATCTTTATTATCTCCACTTGTGGTATTAGTGTCTGATTTTACAACGATGTTGTACCAAGCGGATGTGTCGCGGAATAAAGCATTAGTATGAACGACTGTTGTGCCATCATTGTGTATTCTTATGTCATCTTGAGCGCGTAACTGAATCACATCAGCGTTTGTATCACCTGATCCTGATGATCCAGTACCATCCCCAGATCCTACATTTATTATATCTTGTGTGGTGCCAAGCCCATTGCGCTTGATCCAAAAAGATACCGTCCAGTCGGTGTTGCTTCCTGTTGTGGTGGGTTCAAACCTCAAACGGCTTGCGGTTCCAGTTGCCCCTGTTGAGCCATCGTCATTGAAACGCAGAGAACGCTTTAACAGATATTCATAAAAATCCGCGGCTCCAAAAAATCCTAAACCACCTGCACCAAACGGGCCTGACATGAGAGGCTCCTAACTAAAATTCTTTTGTGGTGTGCCTAATAGAATACTGTCTGCGGCTATAACAACATAAGGCACAAGATCAATTGCAGACGCAGTGCTAGACAAATTCAATGTATTTACGCCACCTTTTGTCTTGTACTGTGTACCGAGGTCTACCGAACGGCCACCTGTGCTATCCTGAATAAAAACAATAAAGCCAGATTGTCCAACTTGTTCTGTGGTGGGGTTATCTAGCGTTACATCGCCTGTCAACGTCAGCACAAAATTTTGATTTGTTGCAAAGTCTAAAGTGACATTACCAGAGTTAGAAGTATCGGTGTTTGTGGTCGCTACCGCTGTTCCTGTAACAGTTACCCCGTTTGCTGTTGTTTCAACTTTTTTTACATTGTTGTGATACAACTCGACAGCGCCATCATCTATAAATTTAGCAAGGGTTTCTCCAGAGCCATCAATCGTCAACGTGCCAGCAACATCAAAATGACTATCTGTACCATCGTGGTAGATAGATAAATCTGTCCCTGCTCCAAAAGTCAAACGGTCGTCAGACGCGCCAGAGCTATCTCCAAATGTGATATTTTTTGCATTGACATCAAGATTACCGCCCAACTGAGGAGTTAAATCAGTTACAACATCTGTAGTAAAAACAGCTTTTTCAACCGCAGCGCCTGATCCAGCACCATCTGCAAAAATCCAAGCAACTTCACCATTTACAACAGAAGCATCTGCACCAGAACCTTGAGTAAACGTAGCTGTTTGACCAGAACCGTTTTTAACTAAGTACACTTTTTCTTGATCATTAGGAGTAATTGTTATTGTATTTGTGCCTGATGGCGACCCACCCAACACAAGAACTCGGTGACCTCCGGCAGATAGGGTGCCATCTTGTGTTTCCAAAGTATGTGTTGTGCCAGTAAGAGTCACTGCACCAACACCGGAGATTGCTCGGTCTATAATATCAAAGTTTAGATTTGTGGTTGTGCCCCAAGTTCCTGCTTGCTCTCCCGTTCCCGGTTTTTCTATACCAAGATTTTGTGTGTATGAAGATGCCATTATGCTGCCTCCTCTTCCCAATTAGGAGTTTGGTTTGGAACTATTTCTGACCAACTTGGGGTCTGGCTTGTATCTACAGCAGACCAACTAGGGGTCTGATTAACATTTTCTTGCGCCCAACTAGGAGTCTGGCTTGCGTCAATCTCAGACCAGTTAGGAGTTTGATCTACTATAATCGGACCCCAGACATTCGCAACGCCTATCGCGCCGGTAGCTGGTACCCCATCTGGTGACACAATCGCGCCACCTGTGACTGTGACAGCCCCTACAGCAGAAGTAGATGCCACACCTGCTACAGATACACCGACTCCTTCTTCTACCGTTACAGAGCCGACAGCACTTGTTGCAGCCACTCCTGTGACAGCAAAGGTTGCATCAGCTTGAACTGTAGCTGTGCCTACACCGGCAGTAGAAGAAACACCAGAGGCAGTTACACTCGCATCACCTGTAACCGATTCTGTTCCAACCGCACCATTAGCAGATACGCCAGCGACTGAAACACCTATTCCTTGAGCAATGACAACAGAACCAACCGCGCCATCGGCAGATACACCTGCTACCGATACACCCGTTCCTTCGCCAACCGTCACCGTGCCGATATTTAATGTAGAAGAAACACCTGAAGCTGTGACGCTAGAACTACCTGTAATCGACTCAGTTCCAACCGCACCGTTTGCAGATACGCCAGAGACTGAAACACTTACCCCTTCTGCGACTTCAACATTACCGACAGCACCATTTGCCGATACTCCTGTCACAGACAAAGCTGCACCAGCCTCAGCTGTTGCCGTGCCAATCTCTGCAACTGCATTTACACCAGTAAGCGATACGTTTGCTGAACCGGATACTGCTTCATCTCCTAGTGCAGCAACTGATGCTTGTCCAGAAACACCTGTAATACTATCGCCCTGTGCAATCACAGAACCGATTTGTGCTATGCCATTAATGCCATCGACGTCCACGGTGGCAGACCCTGTGAGCACAACAGATCCTACACCAGAACTAGCAGCTACTCCGGCTACAGATACTCCGATCCCTTCTCCAACTGTAACCGTGCCAACTTCAGCATTCGCAGCAACTCCGGCTAGGTCTACTGTTCTACTTATTTGAATTCCAACAGTGCCGATTTCGCCAGTAGCATTGGTGCCTGTTGTGTCTACCTCGGCCCCGCCAGAAAGCACCGTAGTACCTATGCTTCCTGTAGAATCAACTCCTGTTACATCAACATTCGCTTCACCCGAAGAGGTTACTAAACCTATTTCACCATCTGCAGAAACACCTGAAACATCTGCAGAAACACTGGCGCTAACAGTCGGATTACCTATTGCAGCCGTAGCAGAAACGCTATCTACAGAAACATCGACACTGGTGCTGGAAGTAACATTTCCTATGCTACCTGTGGCAGCAACTCCTGTTACATCAATAGATATTTGTGATCCAGCAATAGCCGAACCTATTTCACCTGTGGCAGCAACACCACTAAGCGTATGGTTTGAATCGCCACTTACAACTTCTTGGCCAATCTCACCACTGGCTGCAACACCTGTTGGAGAAGCTACCGCTTCCCCTTGGAACTCTATGGCTCCAATCTCTCCTCTGCCGACAATACCTGTAGGAGAAACAACAGACGTACCTGTAAGAGAAACTGCTCCCACTTCAGATGTGCCAGCCACACCATCAGCAGAAGCACCCGCACCGGCAGCAGGAGTGACTGTTCCCACTTCAGATGTGCCAGCCACGCCAGAAACAGAAGTGGCGGAAGTTCCTGTAGTAGTTACAGACTCGACTACCCCACTTCCAGCCACGTTATCAACAGATACGATTGCATCCGCTTGAGTGCTGGCCGTACCTATCTCGCCAGTGGCTGATACTCCTGATACAACTAGACTCAAGTCCGCAGATACAGACTCATTTCCTACAACCGCACTAGCAGATAAACCGCCAACATCAATAGAAACAGACCCAATAAAGGTCGTAGTCCCTGTGGTAGCCGTGCTGGAAACACCGGACGCATCTATTGAAACATCAATTTGGGCAGAAGCTGAACCTACTTCAGCCGTTCCAGATACGCTTTCGGCAGTTACGCCTACACCTAATTCAGTTGAAACAGTGCCTACTTCACCTGTGCCAGCTACGCCACCGACTGATACCCCAACACCTTCTTCAATAGAAACAGTGCCTACTTCACCTGTGCCAGCGATGCCAGCAACAGACACTCCAATACCCTGTCCGACAGAAACAGTGCCTACCTCAGCCGTGCCAGCGACGCCAGCAACTGATATCCCAACTCCCTCTTCAATAGAAACAGTGCCTACCTCAGCCGTGCCAGCCACACCAGCAACAGACACTCCAATACCTTGCCCGACAGAAACAGTGCCTACCTCAGCCGTGCCAGCGACGCCGCCGACTGATACCCCAACACCTTCTTGAATAGAAACAGTGCCTACTTCAGCCGTGCCAGCCACGCCGCCGACTGATACCCCAACGCCTTCTTGAATAGAAACAGTGCCTACTTCAGCTGTGCCAGCGACGCCAGCAACAGACACTCCAACACCTTGCCCGACAGTAACAGTGCCTACTTCAGCTGTGCCAGCGACGCCCGTAACACTGACTGAGATATTTTCTATTCCTGATGCGGTGGCAGTGCCTACTTCAGCTGTGCCAGCGACGCCCGTAACACTGACTGAAACGTCTGCTGTTCCTGATGCGGTGACTGTGCCTAATGCTGCCGTGCCAGCTACTCCTGTGGGAGTTACTGATACATCGACAGAAGCACCGCCCGACGAAAAGTTTGCGTCAACAAAACCGAGTCCGTCAACAGTAAGGGTATCAAAAAACCCTATTCCACTTACTCTCGGTAAAGCCATTTTAGTAAGTCTCTACTTCAGCGGAAACTATGTACCATTTTTGAATGGTCGTATTATTTGCAAAATTAACACCGATACCCAGACACACAGTAGTAATATCGTCTTGACCACTGGTCGGCACGTTAGTTAAATTTAAAGTAATCGTACTCGGAGAAGCTGGGTTGTGCGTCACAACAGGAGTAGTGCTAGAGCTATACACGCGAAAGTTATTACTTTGAGTAGTGTCCCTGTGCCACGCCCTTAAAAGAGCGGTTCCTGAAGTAGAATTGTCTCCTCCGTCTACATAAGTTAGTGTAACCTTCACTCTCAAGTTGTCTGATCCGGCAGTGTAGCTAGGGACAGAAAGGTCCAGAGGTATCCATGCTTGTTGTGTCAAGGTGCCAGACTGGCCGCACCACTGAGCCACTAAAACATCTGTGCTACTAACTGTATCGTTATACATCAACGACCCCACTGTAACACCAGCCACATATGGGTTTCCTATCAGAGATAAGGGTTTACCATCGTAGTCGTTATGTTCCCCGCTTATAATAAAAAACCTAGGCTCGTCGCTAGAACCCGCAGCAGTCACAATTCTATATTTGAGATTATGAGGAGTTGTTTTGTAATTACTAGAGTTTAATAAAAATTTACCCACACTAAAGTAAGTTATCGGATTAACAGAAGTATTAGTAAAAAGAGCTTGCGAAAAAATGGTGTTACTAGCGTTAACGGTCATTTCCTCTTTAAATAAAGCAGACCCACCACTTGTTTCACTTACAGGACCGAAATGAGGTCCAATATTCGCAGCTGTGAAATCAGAATCAGTTAGGGGTGATGTTCCAGGAATTATTAAATTACTGCCATACGTAGTTGTGGACGCAGTAGAAAGTTGCAAAGCGATATTGTTGCTGGCATTGGGCCTGTAAAGAAAAATAATACTATTATCTAAAAATGTTGTGGGTCCAAAATTGACAGTTTGCGAGGCGTCGTAAAAAGGTCTGTTAATACCATCATCACCATCATTAACACCTGCGTACATATTGCCTAATTTAACATTCAAATATCCGCTGGAGTATGACAAAGGTCTTAGTGCATTCCCACTAACCCAATTATCAAATTTATATACAGGACCACCGCCAGTAGTGCCAAAAGCAGCTATACCTATTTGTTTGTTTTGCCCAGTCTGAGAACCACTAATTAGCGGAAATGTCACTACTTGAGGGGCGCTGGTAGAATATGAAAGGTCTATTGCTTGATTACCACCATTAGCAAGGATCATCGGCCCTGTAATTTCACCAGTGCCTCCATCAGTGTTGGGAGTTAAGTCGCATTTGAGTTTCACATAGCCGTAGCCAGAACCCGCTGAATAGCGAACATGAAAAATTAATCGACCTAAATCCCAGTAAGTATCTGTATTACTGTCTCCCCCTCCAATAGTACCATCGTCAAAAAATCCGGCTAGATGCTCAAGAACACTATATCCGTCCTGCGCTGTTTCGCTTGTCCACCCTGCGCTAACTTTTACGTTAGCTTGAAGGTTAAAATAATACATATCTACATTGTGCGTGCCTGTGGGATTAGCGTAGGTATCTTTAATTCTAAAAACTTCAATCCCAGTATCACTAGCTGAGTCAAATCCCATCTGTATTCTTACTACGGCATAGGTAAAATGAAATATGCTATGGGAGAGAACGTCATCGTCGTTGTGATGTGCAGAAGATACTTCGTGTGCGAAAAAAAGTGGATGTGTCCATCCCGGAAGATAAGAAGATATATCGCTATTTTTAAAAGCATAGATACAGGACCGAGTCGAATTATAACCACCAAAATCGTAATCGGTATTGCCTGTTACCGCTGTAAGTTCTCCATCTGAATCTTGACCTGATGATCCAGTACTTAATCCATCATGAGCCTCGTACACATTCCCTTTGCTTTCGAAAAGAGTAGTGAAAGCTAACCCCTTTAGCCTCAACTCATCACCGTCAGCAAATGTAACACCACCTACAGTGCTTTGTGACGCAGTGCTGCTAGATTGAAAATCTGTAATAGAAAAAGGCGCAGCATAAGTACCGTTTTTAGTTGAAGTATCTGTTGTCCCTGCACCCTGCGTAGTTGCCTCTAAAAAGGGATCACACCAATATGTTGCCATTTATTTTCCCCTGTATTTAATCGAGGCTGTTTTTCCATTCTTCAGCTTTAGCGCGAGATCGTAAAAGAATTTCTTTAAAGGTCATACCTGTTGCATCTTCAATCACTGTGACATTTTCTTTTATCAAATTGTTTTTGCTACTGCCATAACAACGAATTTCAATTTTTGGATAAGGCGTGGCTAGAGGCTCCCAAAACTCATCGGAAAATACAACAATATCATTTTCTTCAGACACAGAAACTACCTCTCACAATAACACAAAAACGCATTGTAAATCGTATTTACAATGCGTTCTCTGGCCAACCAAAAATATCAAGTATTTTACTCGATACGAATAATTGCCGAAGATTGATTAGGAGTTGGAAACGCAATCGTAAATGTGCCAGAAGTAGATGTTTTATTGCCACCGAAGTTAAGCACACAAACAGCGGCGTTTGAAGCACTTGAATTGTAGATCAAAGCACCCGCAGCAGTTATTGTGGCACTGGTGTACTCACGGTTTGCAAAATCTGTAAACCCAACCGTTCCAGAACTCGTGGGAGTTACATTTGTCAAAGCAAGACCACCAGTGACATACGTCCCACTAGAGGCCACTTCGCCTGTTGTGGTGAAAGCAGTTGTCGAACCGCTAAGAGAAGCTGTAGTGCTGGATTTACCGCCACTACTTAGCGCGTACAGAGCAAGCTTAAAGGTGTTTGCACCGTTTGTGAAATTGTGCGTACCTGTCAAAAGCTCTTTTTTGAAAGAGGTACACATGGTTGATGAGGAAATTGCCATCACATTCTCCTTATTGCGTCGGCCAGAACATCTTGTCCTTCACGGCTTAAGATATGACATATAGTAGCACGTTCTTCTCTTCTTGCTACATTTATGTAATAAGTCAACAAAACTTGCAAGCTTTCTTGAAATGCTTCTGCTTGATCGCGTATGGCAGGAGGAGCTGTCTCTGATACTTTTAACAGCTTATCCATCGCCATTTCTACAATTTGCTCTGTCTGCAAGCCACCATTATTTGAAGTGTATACAGATACATCCCCTGTACCCATGCTCGTAGTAACATTAAACACTGTAAGTTACTCCTTTTATATCATGTCTTCCTAACAACACAGGCTCCATACCATCTAAAGGCTCTGGCCCTTCTAAATGTTCTTGTTCTTTTGGCTTATGCTCAGATTCCGGAATAATAACCAATTTGTCTTCCTCGATATACTGCACCAGCGGATCATCTAATCTATGGTACCCGTACAACTTTTCATTGAGTGGAACATTCGTATCTAAAAAAGAAGAAGTGTCTGCTGTGCGTACAACTATTCCACGTGTAAGGGCAATAGCTGCCCAAAACTCACAACAGGCTCGGCCAGCTTCTGCAAAATAAAGATTCTTTTTATAAGAAAAATCAATGCCAAAAAGATGTATTTTTTCAACTTTTGTTGCGATTGCGAAAGCAAGGGCATACGCGACTGTATTATTGAAATAAGCATATCCAAGCTCTTGTATAACTTCAGAGAGTGGATACTCAATAATCTCAGGAACTCTATCATCAAGACAACAAGAGTATATCGGACCTTTATTAGCTGTATCTAACAAAAACTCTGCAGCGATTCCCGTTTGTGTTCCTGCTTTTGCGCCATCAAGAAAACGACTAGCCGGATCCATCATAAAAGTTCTATCGACATGAACGATCGCGCCTATAGAATTTATGCCCCAAACTTCATCATAAGATTTTGAATTTATACGGGCTTTGACATAATCTGAATAACTTCCTCCAAGACCAACGATGGCAATTTCTTTGCCCTCAAGTTCTTCGAACATATGTAATCCTTATCTTGCAGATGCACGAGCAGGCTCTTCCCTGTAATCATCTGTGTTTTCTCGCCCTTCAGAATATACTTTCAGTGGCGGTGGCGGCAACCTTTTCATAGATTCTGCGTATCTTGCCATGTACAACTGAAGTAAATCAGTTTCACCCTTCATAAAGGTGTACGCTTCTATCAAACAGGCATACAAAAGTGTGTTTGGAGCATTTGTTCCAAGCCAAGACTGACCATCTGAAGTAGCGGTTATTGACTGCGGTCTGTAATAGTAATGCAGTTCAGTTACGTAATTAGCATTAGGGGTAGGCCCAAGAATAAAATTTTGATAATCAAATGCAGCATAATAACGTGGCAGACCTGTTGTGGCAGGGTTTGGATTAAATTGCTGAATATAATTTACATCTTTTTGAAGAAGAAACTGTGCATTACCGCTGCTGTCTGTAAAATGCAAAGAAAACGAAGCAAGATAATCTGTCGGCATATTCAAAAACTTGTTTCCGTTTGACATCACTCCAGCAACATTTTTACGGAAGTAATCTAAATCTGTTTCTTTGAGAATACGCTCTTCAGCGTTTTTTATAAAAACATTTAGATTGTTGACAAAAGTTGTCTCTGTGTTTTCTGTCCAATCCTGGATCGCTTGCTTCAATGTCGTAAATGTAAAGCTCATGGTGTGTTCGCCTGACCACCCATTCCGGAGTGTACTGAACAATAATAATAAAGCGTAGGAGCACCTACTGCCACTGTTATCTGCGTATAAGCTCCAGCGTTCCCAGGAGTTCCTGATGTGGTAACGCCCGTAGTGTACTCTGACCCACCTCCATGAGTGCCATCTGATGTTGTTGAAAAGCGTAAAGGATGCCCACTGTTACTCGAATCTGACTGGTCAAATTGGTAAGTAGATCCTTCTGACAGATTAAGCGTGGGCTGCTGCGCTCCATCTATAAAGTATTTATTGCCAGAGCCTGTACTGACGACTGTTACCGAAAGTACGTTAATACCCTGCACGGTAATAGAACCAAGCGCCGCCGTCCCAGCGACTCCAGAAACAAAAGTAGAAGACGGACCCGTTATAGATACATCACCTATCTTCCCAGGAAGAGAGGGGATGTGCATAAATTGTAAAGTATCAAGATCTACAGTTGGGAACGTTATCTCAACGGATTCAATCTTTGTAAAGATACGTGGCTGATATAAAGCTTCTGCATCCGCAGGAGGAGGGCTAGGAGTCAATTGCGGATGTTTTGGCTCATAACATTGCGGACAAGTTTTTTGTCCATTCCACTCTTCCTGCAATTTTAAATATGGGTATTCAAAGCCACATCTATCGCATATCGCTTTTGCGTATTTTCCAACTGCGTATGACATTATCTAAATCCATAATAATCTCTTCGCGGGGTAAGCGATAAATTTGCTCTATCGACATCTTCATATGCAGCCCTTGCAAACTCCTCTTCGTAGGAAGCTTTGAGCATATTCATACGATTGGGTGACTTTTTAATAGAAAGATAATAAGCTAAACCTGCCGCAAGACAGGGGTAAAATCTAAACGGTACATCTGCTGTATTGACAAATGTATCTGCGTCTTCTATACGCTTTAATCTATCATATACAAAAGTATAAGATTGATCAGGAGTAGGCCATATGTTTAATACAGGAGTAATCGCACGATCGATATAGTATTGACTTGGTTTTGCCTGTGTTAGCTTGCTCGGGATGTTGATAAAAGCATCTCGGCTCACCCGCGTTATTTGTGTATCTGATTGCGAAGTCTGGCCTGCATTAGTTCTTATAACCGCACTCAATACATCAATAGTATCTGCATCCAAATTATACTGGTTGGTGCCTGCGGTTATTGAAACAGTGCTTTGTTTTATTGTCCAACGATTAAGACCACGGTTTGCCCAATCAGCAAACAATAAGTTCAAAGACCTTCTAGCAGTCTTAAGGTCATACCCTGTACGAACCTCAAGACCGCATCTTTCAAAGGCTTCCTCGATATAATCACTTATATCGAGTTCAAAATTTGTTGAACCCGAAGTCGCCATTAACTATACGGACCTTTAACGACCTTGCCACCCGCTGCCATTTTCTTACGTTTGCCGCCCATCATGCCGCCTTTTGACTTCATCATGCGCTTGCCGCCCATCATGCCGCCTTTCGACTTCATCATGCGCTTACCGCCTTTAGCATTACCTTTTTTCTTCATCTTCATCTTCCTGCTCCTCATTAGCGTAAAGATTATTAAAGATCTGATTCACGTCCATGGTATAGTCTAAATCAGATTTTGAATAGTGAATATGCTGCGACGGTTTAAAGTCCGGAGCACCTTCACCTGTTTCAAACCATGCAGGGTGGGTCACACGCACACGATTATTTGGCAATGCCACAATATTACCTGTCCACTGGCCTGCATCAAGAAGCTCTAATACATGGCTTTGTTTATGCTGAGCGGGATCATCAGCCACCTCACTATCGGTATAGTCAACAGTAAAATAATATTTAGCGGGATACATTTTACCGTCAATTTTAGCCAACCAAGGGCAAGGTTGCGCTCTTCTAATAGAATAAACAGCGTGGGTATGAGACATGCAGTCCCACGGTTGAGCATGATAAACTTCCATAGGAGCTGGCCATTCTTCAAAAGGCGTGTCACCGACCAAAGCCGTAATAGGCATCCTAGCCCACATCGCCCCACCATGAACGTTATCATCTGGATTTTCATAACCGGTGAAAATAACTTGGAAACTCAAACACCGATTAGGAAGGGTTGTTACAGCCACCGCCATAGCAGATAAAAACTCGCCATGATATTCTTCGTGGTTGCATGTGTATTCTCTCCGTACCCAACATTTGAAGTACGGAATATCACTTGTAAGGAAACTCATGCTTTTGCGGTTTTCTTCTTTGCTTTCGGCTTGGGCTTCTTACCCTTACCAAAGATATGCGCGTCCACTTTGGCAGCTTTGCCACCAGTCAACACGCTGTTGACTCTTGCCATAGCCCACTGGTTAGGAGTAGTTCCCGGCCTGTGGCCTGTGCGGTAAGCTGCAAGACCTTTATTGTACACACGCTGGAGTTGACCAGCGGTGACCTTCTTACCCTTTTTTCGAGCCGCCTCGGCTTTTTTTGCCAGCGACTTTTTTACTCCCGCGCTTAGTCCCATTAGTCTTTCCTTTCTTAGCCGCAGTAATTATATCTGCACGAGTAATCTTTCCACGGGGAGGGGCAAAGGCCGCTAACTTTTTTTGCTTTGCAGATAATTTTTTCATTTCTTTTTACCCCCGTACATCTTGCGGTACTTTTTTGTGTGGACCGATTCTTTCGTTTTCCTTCTAACTCCGCGCTTATCAAAATCACTTGGGAAATCATAAGCTGAAGGATCCTTTGCAGATTTTTTAGCGTTACGTTGTATTTCTTTACGACGTTTGCTTTTATCCGATGAACTTAAACCCGCAAGATATTTTGCAGGTATCTTTCTTTTCTTTGCCTTCTTTTTACGCGAGGCAGGGGCTTTGGATATTTGTTTTGCCATCTTGCCCCGCGTGATAGTCATCAGAATATTTTCTGCGCAATCGCAGCCGCCACAATCAAAACGGCGATACCCCACAAACGAGTATCGAGTTTGTCAAGTTGCTTCTGTATGCTGGCATACCGCTCAGTACATTCAGACTCGTGCTTTTCCAGCAGTTTTAAAACATCATCTGCTTTCATTTTACCAAGCCTTACAAGACCAGTAACGCGCTGAAAATTTATCTTTAGCAGAAGCGCAGTTATGTCTTGCCCTGAATGATTTACGTCGAGCTGGCTGATCTTTTTTAATGCTCATGTTCGGGTCACCAAACCTAACGATCTTGACTTGGTCGCCCTTTTTAGCAAGAACAGCTGATTTTTTCTTGGCTCCCGGAGTACGTTTAGGTTTGTTGTACCCAGAAAATGTCTCCCCCCGATACTGGAGTTTACCGGAAGGAGTACGCTTTACATTTTTTGTCGTAGCCATTAGGACAAAAACACCGTGATCGAGTCTATATTTGTCAAAGTGGTAAGCTCAGGATTGGTAGAGCATCTGATTCCCTCATCCGGTATAGATATAGAATCAGTTTGACCTGTGGCTGAGGTAATATCCAAAACTGTTTCCCCAGCACTGCCATCTTTAATAATAAAAGCAGGGCTTCCAGAACCAGCAGTTTTGATATAGATACCTCTGATCCTTGCGGGGCCACCAACAAAAGAACCAGTTGAGGTCCTTGTCACAGCTTTGATATCAGAACCAGCCATGTTGCTCTCCTATTAGCTATCAGCAAACGGAGTGGCGATAGTACCCGAACCGATCAACATTCCTTGAACCATGTACTCAGCAGTCGCCAAAGCAGTCACTTCAACGTAGCTATTAGCGATACCACCTTTGGTGCTACCGTTCATGGAAATAACGTCGTTTGTGGCTGCTGGAACAAATCGCTTATGTGTACTATTGTTGATACCAACAGAAATAGAACCAACAAACTTGTCAGTGCCATCTGTTTTAATATCGAGATCTGACGCATTTGTACCAATAAAAAATTTGTACACTGCACCGATTTCATCTGACTTGATCGTAGGAAGAGTTACTGCACCGTCTGCATCATTAATTTCAATGACCTTACCAGCATGGGCAGCAACGGTAAGAGTGGTTTCTGCTGTGATGTTTACAACAGAATTAGATCCAGCATTGAACATTCCCGCTTGGGATACAATCGGACCTGAAAAGGTTGTACGAGCCATTTTGATCTCCTGTCTTGGCTAGTGTCAGCCTAACTAGGCTGTCAGGAATGAAGTCATAGTACGTAAAAAAGAAGGGAGGCACAAGCCTCCCTTCTCTATCTGGTTGAGGTTGTTAAGCTCCAGGAGAGCCAAACACGCAACGTGGATCGGAAACACCGAAGCTATAACGCTCACGAGCTTTATAGCGGACGTTACCCGTATCAAAGTCGCCTTCCATGCTATTTGCAATCGGGCTACGCACAAAATGCTTAAATCCATTTGGCGCATCCGTCTTAATGAAGAAAGCATCCGTATCAGTTAGGAAGTGGTTAACCACATAACCTTCAGGAAGCATTCCCATATTACGCATAGCATTCACATCGTTATCTGCAGTCGCAGGACGCAGATTCGATGCCATCAAACGCTCAGCAACAAACTGAAGGTTTACAGGAATGATAAGTTTCATACCACGAAGTGCGATCTTGAGACCACGCTCGTCAATAAAACCAGAGATGTCAATAAGCGATTGCTCAAGCGAAGTTTCGTTGAGGTCAGCCGCAGTTGTCAACTCGTTCCTGAAGTTACCGCCACCCACAGTGGGGTGGTCAGTTGCGCAAAGCTCCTTACCGTCGCCGATAGCAAAGTTACTATCAAACGCATTGTTAAGGATAGAGGCCGCTTTCACCTGCTTGGTATTCGCCATAGAACGTGCGAGCGCCCGAGTATAGCGAGAGCTAAGGCGATCATAGAGATTATCCTCTACAGCTTCCTCAGTAATCGCAAACGCGAGTGCTACAGTTTCGTGGGTGTACCGAGCAGTAAACGACTCGTTAGCGGTATCAAAGGTCACCGCCGCACCTTCACCTTTAGTCGGAGCTTGACCAAAGCCAGCGAGCATCACCTCTTCTTCAAACGCCCGATCCGAAGTTTCGGTGTCAAAGATTTCAGCGTGTTCGTTGTCGTAACGATCATACTCCAATCCGAAAAGAGCATTGAGTCCAGGCTCAAGCTCTTTCATGAGTTGTGCTCTTGAAATAGCCATCTACCTAGCTCCCTATATGCCTGCACCAGTACCGTTAGCATTGTAACGGTAGAAGTGATTGTTGAGCAGTACGATTGCCAGACGACCAGCAGCAGTTGCATCATCGTTAGAGGGAGAATCCTCAAAACCGACAATACGCATGTTGAGCGTGTTCGTTGTATTTGCAGTGGATACAGCTAGTTCTGCAGACGACTTACCAGTCGTAGCATCGCCAGATGTAGCCGTTGCAAAATTGGCGTTCGCGTGAACGTGTAAATCAGCTGCTGCCGCATCACAATTGATGAGGAAAAGCTGATCCGGATTAGCTGCAATTACAGCAGTAGCTTCAGTCCCACTCTTTACAGAAGCGGTTCCGGGCCACTTATTTGCCCAGACGGGAGTACCGTCAAGACCAATATAATTACAACCTTGGAAAGAGCCGAGGAGGGGTACAGTACCACCATTCGCGTTGCCTACAATATCCACAAGACCATTGGCAAGCGGAATAACAGGTGTACCTTCATAAATTACAGAAGATGTACCTGCTGTTCCAGTCAGTTGGATTTTGAAGGTCATCAGGCCGGTAGAGTTGTATCCTGCCCCGAGCATCTTATACGGACGAAGTCCGAATGCGACATCAAGATTCGCCATGCTCTAGATCCTTCTAGTTACCGGAGCTTGATTTAGCCCCGAAAGTTACACGAGATTGCCTATCGGGTTTAAGGATAGGCATTGAACTATGCTCTTCTCTCATTAAATCATTATCGACCGCTTGCATTTGATCCGCAGTTTTACCACGGAAATATGCGTCGCGTTCTTCTTTTGATTCAATTGGGAACCGAGCTAAAAGTAAACCACCGACTCCTATGACTCCCGCGTGTTTTCCATCTTGGATTGTGGGAGACTCAAAATCAGGGTACTCATCTGCGCGAACTAAATCAAAGCCTTCGCGGAGGCGAGCGGCAAGGTTCTTTTTATCGTCCTGACCCATGACTGATTCACGGATCCAACGATGCACAAAACCTTCCGGTGCAGGAGGTGCATCCAACGTGGATGGAGGTTGCCAAGGTTTGCGGCGTGAGCTTTTCTCACGAGTCTTCGTAGTGCGTGGGGTACGATCCATGATCTTTCCTTCACGAATTCAAGCGAGCAAGTTGCTTCGCGTATTGTTCATAAGTTACACCCAGTTTATCAGCTATTGCAACCTGAGAAGGAGTTAGTTTGATTTTTTTAGATGTAGACTTACCAGAAGAGCGCGTTGCGGGGGCTACAGGAGACCTTGCAACAGGCGCAGGGGAACTTTCCTCGAACTTATGGGGGAACTCTTGGCGTATGCGTTTATCTAATTCTTGATAGTAATCATCGCTTTGAGGATCAAAGTATTCTTCCTCGATGAGTTTTTTATGTATAGAAAACGCAGTCAAGGTCATTGGCTCGTCAGAACCAAACCACTCGTTTTTGTCTGCCCACGCTCTTGCTTTTGGATCAACTTTTTGCGGGGCTTGTGTTTGTGGCTCCTCTGCAGGTGCCGCCTTCTTTTGTTCAAACTCATTTTTAGCGGTGTTTAAACGCTCAGTTTCTAAAGCTAGTCTTGCTATCGACTTTTGCGCTTCGATTTGTGCGTCTACATCGCCAATATTAATAGCTTGAGCTAATTGGCTTTTGAGAATCTCTTCTTGAGAACTGACCCGCTGGTCGTACTCAGTTAGATAAGATTCATCAATTTTTGTCGAACGCTCTTCAAGCTCTTTAAGCTGCGTTTGTACAGCTTGTGCATACTCTGTCGCAGCTTTTTCACGGCGTTCGGCTTCGCGCATTTTGTAGGTGAGCTTTTCAATGCGCTTTTTGACCTTGTCACTGTAGTCTTCAAGGTCTTCGTCGGAGGCTTCTTGGTCGGCGGGTTGCGCCTCTTCTTGTTCGGCCTTTTGCTCTGTCTCTGTTTCTTCATCAAGTTCTACCTCGACAACATCTTCCTGCTCTTCAGCAGTTTTTTCCTCGGGAAGCATAACGTACTCCTGTTATGTGTGCAGAATATCTTCTGGATTAGTAATAGTGGCTAAAATTTCGTCGTCATTCAAAAGACGTACCTCACCACCATCAATTTTAAATCGGCTACCTGCATATCTGCCAAAGATAACCCAATCACCCTCTTTGCACCACGGTTGCCAATTTGCATCCGCGTTGTTCGGATCTCCAAATTTTTGTGGGTCTTTGTATGCTAGTGGTCCTGTCTTCAAAACATAGCCGCAGACAGTAGCCAAAGCTTCTCGCTCTACAGCTTGATCAGGTAGCAACACACCACCATCAGTCTTTTTCTTGCCTTTGAAGGGAAGGATCAAAACTCTCCAACCTGTAGGCTGGGGTAGTTTTTCTAGAGAGGGACTTTCCGGTTTTGGAGGCGCAGAATTTTCTGCGATTTTTTTAGCACGAGCTTTCGCTACGTATTCGGGGACAAAAATGTCACTCATATTCCACCTTTTTAAGCAGGGCATCAAGCTCCTGTTCGATGTTAGCAAGTTCTGCGATACGAGCTCGCAGTTCCTTGAATGCAGAAAAATCCTCCACTTGGCCCTGCACAATTTGTGCAGCTAGAAGTTTTTTCCGTTCTTTGATAATATCGCGGACTTTTTCGTGGATGTAAAGGTCCGACATCTACTTTTTTCTTACTGTTTTTGCCGCGTTTTTAAAATCGCGCGCAGAAGGCGCACCCTTTTGTCCGGGTTTACGCATTTTTTTACCACTCTTACGACGTTTATGAATATTTCTGTATAAGCTCATTTTTTCAATCCTTTGATTCCCCGCAGTCCAAAAGACGCTGCTATGGAAGCATACATGGCCCATTGAAACCAATCGGGTGTGGTTGACAATACTTCAAAACCCCTATCTACATACGGCTGCAAAGGCGGGATAAAACACATGGCGATAATAGCAATAAACAATATTGTCCATGCTTCATCTTTCCAACTGTCTTTACTGGCCTCAGCCATTATTTTTTCCCAGCCTGCTTCGTGTGTGGCTGCGACTTTCATAACTTCTGCCTCGGCCTCTGCCTTGGCTACTTTTACACGGGACTGAGCTGCTTTCTCTTCAGCCTTACCTTTTAACCAGCCCCCCGCTAAATCAGCTATCGCTGGTATTAATGCTTGTATCATCAGTCATAGATCCTGACTTGTGCTGGGTTGACATTCTTCGGTACACAATACGCAGTGACTCGGTCTTTTGGATTGATACGGTCGAGACTTCTGTAGTTACCATATCTTTTCGAGACTTGTGAGGCGTAGTAGTTACAACTAACAACTGAGTAGAAATACATATCTCCACTTACCAAAGATCTAGTGTCGCCGGTCCCTAAATAAACCAATAATAAAAAAGCATGAACCATTACTTCCCTTCATGATTCATCCAAATAGCGAACGCTCCTGTCATTGCTCCTGTGACAACAGATACCAAACCAGCTTGAGCATTGGTTGGATCAGGCAATGACATAAACCATTCCACAACACGCCACGACATTAAAGTCATAATGAGCATCATAAACCTCGGCAAAATTTTCCATGCCAAAAAAGTTTCTACGCTCACTTGACACCTCTGAATTTTGTGCCGCGCACCGCCATGCGACCACCACGACTTATAGCGCCATTGGTAGCCCTATTACTGGTAGCATTCATCATAGCTGGAATATTTTTGACAGGTCCACCTGCAGATTTGTATGTTTTACCTGTCTCAGCATCATAACCAAACTCACGAAACATATCACTTTCTATCTCGCGAATCTTATCATCGTCGCCTTTTTCTTTAGCTTCTTCTAATTGATCCAACATTTGCGAAAGTCTATTTGACATAACTTACTCCTACCCTTTATTTTGCTGTCGTTGCAAAGCAATCTGTGCTCGCATAGCTGCTATATCTTCTGTACTTTGTATACGCTCACGTTGCACAGCAGATTGTTCTGCCGCTCGTTGCCGATCAAACTCAAGCTCAAGTTGATCTTGCTTTGCCTCTTGCATCATATCCTGTTGCCGTAACTCAAGCTCTTTTGCCTTCAACTCAACTAATGGGTCTTTTTGTGAAGCACCCAACACTCTATTTTCCTGCTCGAGATACTCTGTAATCAATTGTGCCTCTATCTCTGCAACACGATTCTGCATCATTTCTGGCGGCACGGCTTGGCCCTGTTGCATACCCTGCATTTCTTGCTGCGCCATCATTTGCGCTTTGAAAGAGATATGCTCAAAGATATGCGTTTGCAAAACTTGCAAAACAGAAGCGTTAGATTTAGCCACCATACTTGACATATAAATCAGATGGCTCTGTATATGAGCATCGTGATTTTGTTGAGGAAAAGCTTTGAGCTGTTGTTTACCAACTAGAGCCATTTGTACCATGCCGTTTTCTGCGGCAGGGTTAAGTGGTTGCGGTGGTTGCGGCGGCGGTAAAATCTGCTCAATGTTATCCACGCCGAGGGCGACGTACATGCGACGATAAGCTTCATACTTATTGTGCATATTCGGATCAGCAGATGCGAGCTTTAACTGCTCCTGTGCTAATGTCACACGCTGTGACATACTAAAAATATTTGGATTAGCTACAGGCACAATATCAACACGCCCGTCAAAATCAGACTGTTTTAGTCCTGCTTGGTTGCTTGACACATTGAATGGATAATCTGATGGGTCTTTAGCTATAATATCGGCTAGAAGCTTAAATTCCTGCTTCATAGCATTGTACAATCGTTTATGCACAGCAGACATAATGCGACTGCCACGCTCCATCAACGCAACTGTGGTGCCGACGGGCATCTCTGTGTTCTGTATGTTGCCAGTGCCAATATCTGTGGTGCCTACAAATTTTTGCGCGGCATTGACCACAAAACCAAGTAATTGGAACAGAGTCGCGCTGGGCTCTTTATAAGGGAGAGGTAAAAGAGAGCTGCGAAGCTCTGTTCCAACAACATCGACATCCCGCCACTCTCCTGGTTGGAGTGGTTGATCGTCGTCTCGTATCCTTAATCCGCGAGCTTTGAATCCAGCAGGCATATTTGCCAGCGTACCGGCATCTACCAACTGTCTGAGGTTGGCTGTTGCCGTACGAGAAAGGTTACCAAGCAAATGTATCAGGCCATTTCCGTAAAAACCTAATCCTGGAGTAAACATGTAATGAACAAAATACTGTTTTTTCCGCTTGGCTTGGTCATTTTCTTCAAAATTACGGTAAACAGACAAAACTTCCGCAGAATCGGCAGAAACTGTCACGATATAGGGTAGTTTTATGCCTGTAGAATCATCATTTTCGTCTGTATCGCTGTATTTATCCAAATCTAAGTAACAATGGCACTCATACAGCGTAACTTCTTCATAATCGCCGACTCTTTCTACACCTGTCAGCTCTTCTTTTGTATCATCTAGCTCAGAATACTCCGGTTCGGCACCATTTATTTCAATATCTCGGTAAAAACCGCTCACTTGCAGTTTACGCAGCTCATTTGGCAGTATTTTTATGATGTGGGTGACGCGATCTGCGCTATTTAGGTCCGTTGCATTGTATGGCACAAGCATATCTTCGGCTTGAACAAACTTACTAACCTGTCTATTGAGCTGTGGGTCGCGGTAAACCTTTTTAAAAGCACTACCGCACAGCCCAAGATAGTAAAGCATCTGATCAAATTCACTATCATACTCTTCCATGACATGAATTATCTCATAATTCATGTAATTTTTGATGCGGTCTGCCTGTTTTTCGAGTTCTGGCGTAGTATCGCCCAATACTTGCGTCCGTACCGGCCCACTCGGCGGTAATAATTCTTTATACGCTTGTGATTGGAACTGGCTTACAGCCTCATTTAGCATGGGGTGTATTACGCCAGTAGCGCCTTGGAAGGGTTCTGTGCGATTTTCGTAATTAATACCGAGTAAATCAAGACCACGTGAGTAAGTACTGATCCACTCTTTGCGCGAAGATTTATCCTCTTCTACTTTTTCAAGCACATAACTGGCAATACCAGCTAATTCATCCTCTTCTAAACCTTCAGCAAGGTTTTCACCAAAACCCATATCTTCCGCTGTAGCTTTTTCTGGCTCCGCAAACTCTACAGAACCATCTTCTAACCGCGACATCTCCATACCATCAAACGAAGGCTCCGGACCTTGCTCCGGGAGTTCTACTTCAAGGTCATCGGTCGGCAATTTCTGGCCGACCAAGGTAAACTCACGCTCAATATTATTATATGGAGATGGTTGTCTAGCCACGCTTACCCCCTTGTATGACACGGAGAGTGGGCCGTGGGCGCATAGCTCTCTCAAATTTTTCCATCAACTGCCGGTAAAACTCTATCTTATCCGTAATAGTTTGCAACTCTTGGGGGACCCTCAACATAATCGTCATAATCCTCTGGATGTTGTATAAAGCCGCCTTCACGGAATCGTCGGAGAGCCTGAGTTACCGTATCAACAAAATCATCATTCTCGCCAGCCGGAAACGCAGCACACTCTTCTATTACTTCTTCTGCCCAACGTGTATCCGGAGCCCATACTAAACCACTTTCCAAAAGAGGCGCAATGGAGTTAACCCGCGTGAATTTATCATTACCACGGCTAGGACTGTAATTCTGAACAGGTATACCCATCTGCCGCAACTCCTGCGTCAACGGCATACCACTAGCCTTTGCCTCTATCAATACACACTCAGGATCCCAATACGCATACTCTTCTTGCGCGATACGTCGTAAATCCGGGAAATCCCACCGGCCACGCCGCGCATCACATAGAATAATGTTTGGTGGGCCACCCTCCTCTGGGTAAAATACACCCCACGTTGTGATAGCACTGTAATCAGCATTTGTCTGCTTACTAAACGCAGTATCATAAGACTGCATCACATACGTCAACGGCGGGATATCTTCACCTTCCCACTTCTGCCACCAATCACGCTTGAGTATAGCACTCGTCTCGGATGTAGGATTCTGCTGCCACTGAGCTTCCCACTTACCTACCGACAAAGAAGCCTTAACCTTTAATAATTCATCCTTCTTCCAAAACTCAGGCCATAATACTTTTTCATCATCCAATAACGCCGGAAACTCTACCACTTCCCACTGGTCAGCTAATATATCACGGCTCTGCTGCTTTAATAATTTACCCGTAAGGTCAATCTCCGACCAACGCGTCATCACAATAACTATCGCTCCTCCCGGCTGTAAACGCTGACGGGGGCCAGAAGTATACCACTCATACGCATTCTCTAACGCAGCAGGCGATAACGCATCCTGTTCTGAGTGCGGGTCATCAATAATCATCAAATCCGCACCACGGCCAGTAATCGCTCCACCCACACCAGCCGCAAAATATTCACCGCCTTCATGCGTCTCCCACCGGCCTGCCGCAGAACTATCCTG